ACAGTTCTTTGTTTCTAAGTTCCTCAATCACGCTCGTGACGTTCTGAAGATGGCGTTCAAATGCTATCAACGATTTGGCCCAGATGAAGTGTTCTTCCGCGTAACGGGAGTGGCTGATCCTATGAGGTTCAACAAGGGCAACCCAGACGAGGACTTTGATGTTACAGTGAGCTTTGACATCCTAAACAACGACCCAGACACGCAGGAAGCGCGAATGCAGCAGTTTGTTAGTTTGCTTCAGTTGGACAAGAATGGGCGCATCAATTCGGATGCTCTCTTGGAATCTATGGCCGCAGCCATTGACCCAGTGATGGCAGACGCTATCCTTCAACCAGCCGAGCAAGCTCAAGAGCAAGTGGTTAAAATGGTAACGGAAGACTTGTCCAAGATTTACGCTGGCATTGAAGTGGGCGCACGTCCTAACGGGGCGCAAATTGCAATGCAAGTGCTCCAGCAATACACTCAACAGCCCGACGTTGCCCAACGCTTGCAGCAAGATGAGTCATTTAGGGCAAGACTTGAGAAGTATGCCAACCAATATCAGTTTGCTTTACAGCAGATGCAGAACGCTCAAATCGGTAAACTAGGCACGGCTCCCGCTCAAATGGGAGAAATGAACACTCAGGGTATGCAAACTCTATGAAGTTATTCGGAACCTCCCGCCATCCTCTACAACAGCAACTCGACTACCTTTCCGAGAAGGAACAGTTCTTAGACTTCCTAGACTATGTAGCCGCAGGGCGCGAAGCCGCCATTGCCCAACTTCACCGCGCCAACGAGGGACGCATCCGTGAAATTAGTGGGCGCATTCAAGCTTTGGATGAGATTCTTTCTACCTGTAACTACTTGGTGCTTTCTGCTAAACGAGTAAAGAGACAGTAGAATTTCTGCGGGGTGTTAGAATGAGGGTTCGCAACCCTTAGCGGCGTAAAGGCTAAGAAACAACAATGCCTACTGAAGTCCAAACGGCTAACGCTGGAGCCGCCCAAAAACCAGTGATTTCCAACATATCGCCGAGCAACTTTGTTGCTCAGAGGTATAAAGCCCAAATGGAGGTTGCTAAGGCGCAAAAATCGCCCCCGCCACCCCCAGTTGAGGAGAAGCCAATTCCTGAGCCAGAAGCTACGGAACCCACTGAACAGCCAAAAGAGCCTGAGCAGGAGGTTACGCAGTCGAACGCTCAAGAGGAAGCAAAAGTTCTTTCTAAGGACGTTGAGATGGAAAACATGAGTGAAGCGGAGCTTAAAGAGCTTGCGTCAAAACTCGGCAGCAAAGCTGTCGCAAGGTTCGGTGAACTCACCGCCAAGCGACGTATTGCTGAAGAGCAGTTGGCACAGCTCCAAGCTGAAATCGCTCGTCGTGAAGAAGGTCCACTAGAAGCTAAAGTGGAAAACAACCCATACGCCACCGTTTCCACCCCTGAAGAATTACAAACAAAGTTCACAGAGGTAAACGAGGTGATTGATTGGGCTGAAGACCTTCTTGATAAGAGTGAAGACCTTGCTGGTGATGACGTTGTAGCTAACGTCAATGGCAAGGAATACACGAAACGCGACGTAAAGGATGCCGCAAGGAAAGCCCGCAAAGCGCGGGATACCTACCTTCCGGCACAACATAAGGAAATTAAACTGGCCCAAGATCGCACAGTCTTGCGCCAAGTCCTAGTTGATCGTTCCAAAGCGGAACTACCTTGGATGCAAGGCGAGGACAACGACATCCGTAAGCAATACGAGGCAATGATGAGTGATGAGCGTCTGAAGGGCTTGGAGAAATCCCTGCCTGATTTGGCTCCACAAATCCCGTATCTCTTGGCTCATGCGGCTAATAGTTTGTATGCTCGGCGGTCGGTGGATACTAAACCATCCGTTAAACTGTCACCGAACAGCCCAATTATTAACCAGTCCGCCGAATCCTTGAAGCCAGAAGCTCGTCAGAGCAAGGCTTTGAAAGACCTTGGAGAACGATTTGGAAAATCGTCTAGTTATAAGGACTTCACAAAACTTCGTGCTCTTCAACATTCTAAAATTTAATTATCATGGCCTTTTCAAATACCTATTCGACCACCAATCCGGGTTCCGCTGTTTCTAACCGCGAAGACCTCACGGACGTTTTGACGATCCTCGCTCCCGAGGAGACGCCGCTCACTTCCCTTGCCAAAAAGAGCAAAGCCACCGCCACCTACAATGAGTGGACTGTGGACACTCTTGCCACCCCAGTTACCGCTGGCGTGCGCGAGGGTCAGGATATTTCGTCCTTCGTGGACAAATTCTCTGGCCGCGCCCGTCTCGGTAATTACATTCAGTTGTTCCAAAAGAACTACATGGTGTCCCAACTTCAGGACGCTGTTGAGTCGGTTGGCCCAGCTAAAATTGCTGAAGCAGAGGCAAAAGCCATCCGCGAGATGAAGCGCGACATTGAGGCCACCGTTGCTGGTACTCAAGATCGTGCAGTGGAAGACGGCAGCACCACGGCTTACGCTCTGCGTGGTCTTGGCAATTGGCTTGCATCTGGTGGTCCAGCAGACGTTCCAGCAGCCTATCGCACCCCAGCGGCCTCCATCCATAGCACCGGCACCCTCACGGAATCGGCGTTCAACGGTCTTGTTGCCTCGATCTTCGAGAAAACGGGAACGGTTGATGCCCTCACGCTCGTTGCTGGCACGACCCTTCGTCGCACCATCTCTGGCTTTGCCCGTTCTGACGGCAACACCAACGAGAACGTGTTCCACGTCAACCAAATGGCTACCGACAAGGAGATCACCCTTTCGGTGAACACCTACGATAGCGATTTTGGTATCATCACCATCATCAACGGCAACCCTGCTTGTATGCCTTCGGCTACGACCGGCTATCTTATCAACCCCGACTACGTTGGCGTTGCTGAACTGATGAGCATCGGTAGCACCCGGCTTCCAAATCAGGGCGGTGGCGAACGCGGCTTCATTGACGCGGCCCTCACGCTTCAGGTTTATTCGCCATTGGCTCACGGCAAGATTACGGTTGTCTCGTAATAAATAGTTAGAGTAGCTTCAAGGCTTGTATGGTATTATCCATGCAAGCCTTTTTTATGGACATCATCACCCAATTACCACGAAGCTCAAATAGTGAAGCCAACCGTGCGTTGTTCAACGAACTCCGATACGGAGTGAAGCCAACCGTGCGTTGTTCAACGAACTCCGATACGGGGTGAAACTAAAAGAAGCGTGGGAAAATGAGCGTGAAAGCATTTGCGCTAAGCACGCTGAAAAGGTAAAGAAGGCTAAAGCAGAAGGCCAAGGGTTTAAAAGTTTACGTTGTGTTGCCGTAACTCCAGCATGGGAGTGGTTTAACATGAGAAACAAGTATGGCGCAGAAGCTATGCGTGATCGCGGTTTCATTAAAGACTTCCAAAAGCGTTTCCCCCATCTCAGTCCCAATAAAATCTAATGGCCGACGGCACATATAGCGACTTGTTGCTCAGGATAAAGGCTTTGGCTGGCGTAAGTGATTTTACGGACACGGAGCTTTCATTCATAAATAGCTTGGTGAATCGTAGGGCAAATTTTGCATACGAAGCCACCGACTATTGGCCGCGCTACCTAGTAGTAGGCGAGAAACGCACATTGAGCACGCCAACGGTTGCTGCTAACGCCATTGAAGCGGGTAACACCTACACCATTCTTACGGTGGGCACCACCAACTTTGTGGCTATTGGGGCTTCGTCTAATACGGTGGGTCGAGTGTTCACGGCTACCGGCACGGGAACCGGCACAGGCACCGCCTCCCTTAGCACCAACATTGTCCCATTTACCCAAGCGGGCAAGAACACGATTGATACGTTCCTTCGCATTCATAAGACCTATCAGCCGTTCTATCTCTATTCAGCCCCAGAGCTGGAGTATTACGTCACGTTTGAGGGTGCCAATTTGGTAGGCGACACCGCCCCATCTACTAACACCTACGTCACATACAAGAAGGTGGCTGACGACCAATACACTACTGCCAGCAATAACATTCCCGGCGAGTGGTTCAATTATCTTGCTCATGCTACCTTTGCCGATTTCCTACGGCAAGATGGCCAAAATGAAAAAGCCGTTTTAGAAGAAAACATTGCCAAAGGCATCCTTGACGATCAATTACAAAAGACTGACGTTTCTCGTGCCACTGGTATGATAGGCCACCGCATCTCAACCCATAATTCCCGCTCCTTCCGCCGATGAATAGCTTCGTAGTAAATCTCTATCCCAAACCTAACGGCACGGCTCCCAGCCAAAATCTTACAGTAGGGGCAACGGCAGTTCAATTTGATTCAACCAATTTTGACTACAAGACCAACTCGTTCTTTGTAACGGTGCATGGTCACCCGGTTGTTGTTACGTTTGATGGCAGCACGCCTACGGCTTCTAACGGCCATATCCTACCAGCAGATTGGTATGCTTTCTGGAGCAAAGATGCGGTTCTTTCCGCCAAGCTTATTAGAAGCACTGGAAACTCAGCAGTAGTAACCATCAGTCAATTCACCAACTAACATGGCAAACGCAAAAGTAGTTAATGGTCCGATGCAGGTAATTCCTGTGCAGAATGTTCTTCGTCGCAATTTAACAGTAACTTCCACCGCAAAAGACTTCATCGAATCCCCTGTTCTTAATGTAGATACAACCCATGTCTATTGGACGTTGGCTGGTGCCGATATGCGTATGTCCATTGATGGTAGTGCCCCAACCACCTCAAATGGCCATATCATTAAGGATGGCAATAGTGGTATTTGGAGCCGTAAATGGGCTGAATCTACCAAGGTAATTGCGATTAGTGGTGCTGGCGTTTTTACGATTAGCGAACTCAACTATCTTTAATTATGTCCGGACTTTTTGACCAAATTGTAAATTACTCACCGCCCCTATTAACCGCTGGTCAGGTTAATTACAAAGGGACGTGGAACGCGGCTACTAACACCCCCGGATTGGTAAATCCTCCCGACGCTCTGTCTAAGGGTGATTACTATGTAGTGAGTGCGGCTGGAACGCAGTTTAGCATTAGCTTTGCAGTGGGCGACTGGATTATCAGCAACGGCACAGCTTGGGAGAAGGTAGATTTGACGGACGCTGTTTCTAGCGTGTTCGGGCGCACAGGAGCCGTTGTTGGGGTTAGCACCGACTATTCCGCTGTTGGCATTACAAACACGGCTGTTGGGGCAGCAAACCCATCTACTGGGGCTTTTACGAGTCTTTCGTCCTCTAGCACCACCACGCTTAACGGCACCACCGTTCCAGCCTCCAAGACCTTGGTGGTAACGACAGACAAACTTTCGGCTTTAGCAGCCACAACTTCGGCAGAACTTGCCGGTGTAATTAGCGACGAAACGGGAAGTGGTGCTTTAGTGTTCGCCAACTCCCCCACGCTGGTCACTCCCGCGCTGGGCACACCTTCAGCTTTGGTGGGAACGAACATTACGGGAACGGCGGCAGCTTTTAATGTTAATGGAACCGTAGGAGCAACAACGCCTTCCACGGGTGCGTTTACATCTGTTACAGCACTAAGCAATAGCGGCTATCAAGCGGTTGTGGGTCAACTAACTAGCGGCGACCGTGTAGGTATTTCTGGTCAAGCTTCGGGTAGTGGCGCGGCTTTGGTGTTTTTCGATAATGCTCAAACAACCTTTCGTCCTGCCGTCTTTGACGCTAGTAGCCATTCGTTAAAAATTAGCGGCGTAGAAAAAGCCTCTGTCACCAGCACGGGTTTACAAGGGGCAATTGGCGCAACCACTCCATTTACGGGTGCCTTCACTACGGTTAGTGCCTCCACCCCAATTGCAGTGGCTTCTGGTGGAACTGGTCAATCGACTTACACGGATGGGCAGCTTCTCATTGGTAATACTTCTACCGGGGGTTTGACCAAATCTACTCTCACTGCTGGATCAAACATCACAATCACCAATGCAGGCGGCGCAATCACCATTGCATCCACCAGCGGCGGTGCGGTAAGTTCAGTGACAGGCACGGCAAACGAAATTACTTCGTCGCCCACAACTGGAGCGGTCGTTTTGTCGCTTCCAGCGGCATTAACTTTTACGGGCAAGACTGTAACAGGCGGAACGTTTAGCAGCCCGACGCTCACGACGCCGGTTCTCGGCACGCCATCTAGCGGCACCCTGACG